TCATGGCCAGGCGCTCCCCAGCCCCATGCCAATTCCGGCCAGGATCACCTCTCTGGCGTAGGGCTGCTGGCCGTTTTCATGGCGTATGATGGCTTCGACCAATCCAACCATGGTGTCGGCCTTGGTCAGGTCGATAGCCTGGTCGGGCGTCACGCCTAGGCGGGAGGCGACATGGGCGATATAGGAGCCGGTGTCGTTCTCGCAGCCCGGCGCCCAACGGGTGATGATCCCCGTCACGGTGTTTAGGCCGTAGCGGCGTTGATAGCCGAACAGAATGCGGGTCAGCGCCCGAATGCCCGCTTCAGGGCTGACAAACTCCTCGAACACCGGATCGTCATCGGTGGCGCGTTCGCCCTGCCACTGAGTCTTGTCGCCGGGGGATTCCTTGATATTGCCGGGATTATTGAGGCGAATGCCACGCGGCACGACAGCGTCCTTGGTCATGGGGAACCTCCAATGAAAATGCCGCCCAAAGGCGGCTGGTGGGAACGGTGATGACGGAAGCGGCTAATTCACATGCACCCGCGCATCCTCGGCGACGGCTGTGATTTCCACCTGCTCGGCGCGGGGACGGATGGCGAGGATGCGGGCGGTCTGCGCCCAAGCCTGGCCGGGGCCAAAGGAGAAGTAGGTCCGCTCCTCCGAGCCGCCGGTATAAGGGGTGACGGTCAGCGGCTCGGCGAGACGCACCAGGGTGGGCGCATCGGCCACCGGCTCGACCCGGAACGGCCCGGCAAGGCTGCCGTCGCGGCGGCGCAGCGCCAGAAAATGGCTGGCGCCCCCGGTCCAGGTCAGCGGCTCGGACAGCATCAGCACCGCCCCAGTCCAGGGCGGCTTGGCGGATTCGGCCCGCCAGTCGATCACCTCGCCGCCCTGGCCCCAGCGGGGCATGTCGTGGGTGATGGCGACGAGATCGCCGTAGGTCGGGATCATGCCCTCCAGCTCGGTGCGGAAGGTGACCATGCGACGGCGATAACGGTTGTTGGCGGCGATGTAGAGACCTTCCCGCTGGGCGTGGTCCTTGGCGGTGCAGCCGAACAGATTGACCTTGGCCGGGTTGTCGCCCTGGCTATCGGGCAGCTTGGCGGTGGTCTCGTCGGGCTTCCAGGTCCGCGACGAGAAATACTCCACCGTCACCGCGTCGGCGGTGTCGTCGCCGGGCATGACGTATTTGATCTTGAACGAGCCCTTGACGATGTTGCGCGGCCCGAACATGGCCACCGGCATGGTCTGCGGCGCGTCGCGGATGATGCGGACGATGCCGCCCTGCTGGATGGGTACGGCGCGGCCGCAGCGGGCGATGCGGGTCAGCGCTTCCCACACCGTCATGCTGGTGTCGAACACCGCGTCGAAGAAATCGCCACGTCCTTGCCAAACGGCATCCAGGGTGGCCAGCGTCTTAAGGTCGATGCGGCTGTCGACCAGCTTCGCCCCATACTCGGCTTTGCAGGCATCAGCAAAGGCCCAGGCGATGGAGCGGGTCGGCTGCGGCGCCGACCAACCGCCCGCCGCCGACCATACCGGCAGCTTGCGGGTGGCGATGACGTTGATCATGCGCGAGGAGCGCTGGCTCAGATTGTCGGTGGCGCGCATCTTGACCGCCAGCAGAGTGACGGAGCCGAAATCGGGCTGGCCGGTCAAATAGGCACGCAGAGCACCCCAGCGGATTTCGTGGCCGGCACGTTCGGCGGTGTCCTTGGTGTCCAGGCGGCGCAACCGGACCTCGTAACGGCCCGGACTGACCGAATAGCGGAAGGACAGACGGAGCGTGCTGTTGGTGGCGGCGGTATGCGACGGCTGCGCCAGAACCGCCCAGCCGCCAATGGCTCCACCCTCGGCATCGATGGCCCGCGCCTCCACCTGCCACTGGACGGTGCGGCTATCGAGGCTGCCGCCGTCATTGGCGTAATAGAGGCCACGGGGCATCACCACGTCGATGCCCAGCGCTCCGGCCGTGGTATCGACCGGGTTGGCGGTGAACGGGCCGATATATCCATCATCACCGGACTGCACCAGATTGGGAGCCACCAGTTCCTGGCCCGCCACCTCGGCGGCGGTGACCACGTCCGGCTCGAACAGGGTGACCCGGCTGCCGGGAGGAACGGTTTCGGTCTGGACCTCCTCGAAGGAGGAAATCGGGGTGTCCTCGATGCGGATCTGCTCGACTGCATACTCCCCCTGGCCGATGACGTGGAGCTGATACAGGTACTGCTCGCCGCCGACGTAATCCTGGTAGGGCTCGGAGGCGAGGTCGGGATAGATCAGGTGGCGGCCATAGATCACCGGGATCGGCTGGCCCAATCGGCCCTGGTTGCCCTGAGCCTGGATTGAATAGGTCGGGCTGGGGGCCGGAGCGCTGCCGCTGCCGCCCCAGTTGAGCGACGGCATGGAGGGCTTGGGGGCCGGGATCACCGTGTTGATCAGCATCGAGCCGGCCAGGGCGATACCAGCGGTGGCCATGGCGGCGGCACTGCCGGCGGCGGTATAGCCCATGGCTACTGCCGCCATGGGGCCCAGATAGATGGCGGCCACCATCACCGCGATGGTCAGCACGATCCGCATGGGGTTCTTGCCGCCCCCACCGCCGCCGCCGCCGCCCTGGGGCCAGCGAATGACGGTGACGACCTCGCCGTCCACGATAGCCCGGACGGCATAAATGCCGACCGGCACCGTCATGCCGCCGATCAGGATCTCCGGCCCGTCGGGCCAGCAATCCTCGGCGATGCCGCAATCCTGCAACAGGCCGCCCACCGTGATCCCGGAGTCCACCGCATGAACCGAGCGGCTGGCCACCGGCTCGAACGGATTGGTGACGATGACGATGGAGGCGGTCATGGCGAAAACCGATAGAAGCCTTCGACGGCCCAGCCGTTGAGCTTGATCGCGTCCGAACGCTGGAACACCACCCCGGCACCCTCGGCGCAGTGCAGGACGCCGCCGCCATCAACATCAAGCCAGACGCCCACATGGATGGGATGGCGTGATCGGCGCAACAGCACGCAATCGCCCTCCGCAGGCGGGTCAACCTTGGCCCAACGCCGCCGCTCGGGATGGTCGCGGAAGGTTCGGCCCATGACCAGCATGTCTTCGGGATTGCCGATCTCGGGCAGCAGGCGGCCAAAATGCTCGGCCTGCACCATGCGGACGAACTCCCAGCAATTGAACGAGTCCGGCCCGCTGCCGTGGACGGACCACGGCAGGCCGATATAAGCGGCAGCCCAATGCATGATGCCCTCGAAGGAATGGGGTCCAGGGACGAGTCCCTGGCAGGTGCAGGGCAGTGCCCTGCGAAGATCACCGCGCCAGACCGGGAAAGCGCCGAGCGGTATAGGTGATGGACGGAAAGGACTTGTTCCCGGCATCCAGCATGCGGGCGCGCCCCGTGACCCTCATGGTGTCGGCTTCGACCTCGGTCAGGGCCATGGTGATGGGCGGGTCCATATGGGGGCCGTTGAGATCGGTGGAGAGATAGGGCCGCCAGGTGATCTCGATCACCTGCTGGCTGATGGCGGCTCCCTCAAGGGCATCGGTGATGTCGCTGCCGACATTGTCGAGGGTGACGGTGATTTCCGGTACCGGAGCGGTATCCACCGGCGGCGGTGAGAACTCGAAAGCCAGCGCAGCGAAGGTCACCCGTTTGCCGCCGTCACGGGGAGCACCGGCCTCCAGCCGGGCGGTGAGATCGGCATGGTCGCGCACCACCCGGATCGGTGTGGTGAAACTGGGATGCCAGATTTCCAACGTATCGAGAACCACCGTTCCGGCCGGAGCCGATGCAAACGCCTCCTTCAGCGCCTGCGACAATGCCGGATCAGGCATTGTCCGCGTCCGGCGACACCCCGCAACGGGGGCTGGGGAACGGACACAGCGTCCTGGTCTCCAGCAGCATGCGGATCTGATGGACGACCTCGCTCAGACCCTCGACCGCCGAGCGCAGGGCCTCGGTCTGGCGGGCCTGTTCCTCGACCACATGGGCGAAGGCTTCGACGGGGACACCGGATGCATCCGGCGCCCCCTGCTTCCTCGACCATGCCCAGGCGATGATGGCGATGATGATCACCGTGGCGGCGATGGCGGCGATCTGGACCATGGGGGCTGCTTGCCCCCAGGCGCCCACATACTGGGTGGCGACGCCCGCCCAGATTTCCGGGGATTGTTCGGTCATGGCATTGAATTCCGGGTCGGGGGAAGGGGCTACCAGGAGAAGGCCAGGATCTCTTCCTGGGAGGCGAGTTTGGCGATTGCGGCTTCGGCCTCGTTGCTCGCCAGCCGAATGACCTCGCGCTCGGCATAGACCTCCTGGAGGGTCTTGGTGCCGTTCAGGGCATCCCGTTCACGGGCGCGCTCGACCTTCCAGTCGAGAGTGGCGATGCGCCCCGCCGCTTCGGTTTTCACCCGTCGAACCAGCGCGGTTCTGGCCGCCTGGAGTTCCTCGGCCTGCCGCGCGACGACGCGCTCGGCATCAATCTCGCGGACCTCATCATCGGTGACGCCGTCGTAGCGGTCGATGACCTCGCCATCGACGAGTTGGAAGCGGTGACCCAGCACCGAATCCACCGGCAGATCGTGGTCGCCCTCGGGGCCGATGACGCCCCAGTCATTGCCGTGGGGGAAGCTGATTTTGCCGGCCATGATCAGATGCCTCCGATGATCGGAACGATGTAGGGGTAATTGGTCGAGTGATAGGCGCTGTCGAAGATGTAGACGTTGAAGCCCGGCACCTTGGAGCTCATGTCGCCCTTGTCGGCGATGGCCTGGAATACTGTCCGGGTGTCGATGTGCGACATGTAGATGCCGTAGCCGCTGTCCGAGTTCGGGCTGTAGGAGACCATGAAGTCGCTGTCGCGAATGGGCGCGAACGACCGCCCATAGCTGGAATCCTGGTATTGCAGGAAGGCGTACTTCCCGTCCGACACCCGGATCAGGAACACCTCGGCCCCGGCCCCATAGTAGTAATAGGGCTGATAGCAGATGACGTATTTGCCGTCGTTGGAGATCTGGAAGCGGATGCCGTTGCGGTCGGCGGATTCCATGCCGTAGGTAGTGGTCGTGCTCAGGGTGTGGGTGGCTTCCTTGGTGTAGCCCCCGCTGCCGTTCGGCGTAAACCGGTCCAGCATGCAGTAATTGCTGGGTTCCATCCGCACGATGAGGATCTTGCCGTCGTCGCAGGGAATGACGATGCCGCGATAGAGGCTCTCGGCATACCCGGCCGAATTGGCCGTCCAGTCGTAGAAGATGTGCTTGGTCTCATCGAGATTGTTGAACCAGGCGCGGCGGTTGCTGGCGGAAATGTCGAACGGTGGGACGTTGGAATAGACGTGCAGCCGCATGGAGGTGCCGCCGTTCTTGTTCTCGTTGATCACCAGCGTGCCGGTTTTCTCGTTGTAGCCGATCATCCCGTACTTGTTGTACGTCCCGAAATTGTTCTGGGCGTAGAACTTGGTGTTGGTCCAGGCCAGATGCCAACCCTCGGTGCCGGTCAGGCGGCCGGGCGCGATGGCGCGCGGCGCCACGCCCGCGTACTGGTTCTCCATGAACAGGGCGAGGTTCTTGTTGGTCTTGTTGTTGACCCAGACACCGACATTCCGGAGCGCCGTGCCGGCATAGGGGCTGGGGCGGCCGATCATCGAGCCGTCAGGGCCGATGCCAAGGGCGATATGGCCGAGATGCCCGCACCGCGCCGTGCCGTCGCCGTAGGAGGTGTCGGTCGACGAGATGTTCGAGTTGGTCTGGCCGTAGGAATACCAGTTGTTGAAGAACTCGGTGCCCAGGCTGCTGGTGCTGCCCTGCATGTAGCCGCTGTCATTGTAATGCTGGCGGCAAAGCTCCTGGAGATAGTGGTTGTAGACCACCGTGCCCCAGGGGGCCGAACTGCTCATGGTGACCACGGCAAAGGCCGGGCGCTTCCAGGGATCGAGCAGATCGCGCTCAAGGGCGCGCTGGTGCTGTTTCAACGCGTTGAACGTCAGAATATCCATCGTCAAACCTCCGTGATGGCGGCGATCTGCCCGTCGGGCGTATAGGAGAAGGTGAAGGCGCGGGTGTAGGTGATGCCGCCCAGGGTCAGCTTCTCGGCATAGCCCGCCATGGTTCCGTCGTCGTTGTAGGTGATGCCGTTGATCAGACGCGGGCCCTGGCGGATCGAAGCCGCCCTTCCGGCGATGTCGTAGACGACATCGCCCGCGACGATGCCCCCCGTGAACAGGGCAGCATTGGCGGCACTGACCGAATATCCGGCATTGGTTCCGAGGTAATTGGCGAGATTGACCTGGAACTCGGCCATCTGATTGTTGATGCGGGTTTCGATCCCGTTGGAAAAGGTCTCGATCTTGGCAATGGCGGCGTTCAGACCGGCGATCACCGTGCCGTTGATGAACCCGGTGGCCGTGGCCAGCCAGAGCGTGTTGATGTGATCCTTCAGCGCCTGGGCGATGGCATTGAGCCGGGTCGGGATTTCGCGGGCCTTGGAATTGCTGAAGATGCCGACATTGTCGGAGAACGCCACGAAGGGAGCAGCGTTGGGGATCGGGGGGATGGTCAGGGGCAT